CAATGCCATGCTTTTATCCTTTCTAAAGACTGGCAGGGTAGAAGGGCACTACCCTGCCAGCGACTTAGTGTGGCTTACGCCTTGTTATTCTTGAATGCGCCTGCTCCGACCTTGGTCGCAATTGCGCCGTAGCCGTAGTAGCCGATTGTTACCTGACCCGCGGCTGTTGATTCGGCGCGCAAGCGGTACGTAGGTGACTCGTACCATGTGTACGCATCTGGATTGATGATGAGGATTGTGCCATCGCCATCGCCGCCATTCTCTGGATCGACGTAGAGGTTAAGTCCTGCAACGTTACCTGTGAGTGATGTAGGTGTTACAACGCCGCCTGCGTTCTGTGGCTGTGAAGCGTTGTAGATAGGGCGTCCTGAATCGTTCAAGGTCATGATGTTAGACCATTGTCCAGTAGATACGACCATGTTGCGAGCGAATGGATTTGGAAGTCCTGCTGTTGCGCCATAAACAGATGCTGATCCACGAGCAACAATTCCGAGAAGCTCGGCTGCTGTTGGATATGTTGCAACTGTAGTTGCATCAAGTGTTGCACCTGAGATGAGTGCTGCGTTGACTGCTGCGTTAGTTGACTTTGCATAAGCTGCTGCCATGTTGCGAACGAGTTCATCAAAGAATGCTGGAGATGTACGATCTAGCAATTCTACTGAGAAGACCTGTTGTCCTGCGTACTTTGCAACGCTTACGCTTAGGAATGCAGAGTTTTGATCTGTGTTAGAGAATGCTGCGTCTTCAGCTGCAACTGCAACTGTAGGCATTGCAGTGATCTTAGGGATCTCGAAAGTCATACCTGCATCTGGAAGCACTCCACGAGAGATTGCATCGATTGATGGGCGGATAGTTGTACCGAGAGGATTGATGATCTCTGAGAGTTGACGTGTTGGTACAAGACCAGCGTTGTCGGTTGTGTTGTCTGCTGCTGCGATGTATTGACGAGCTGAGTCATCGCCAAGTGCTGCGCGGATTGACTGCTCTGCATACTTTGCAGCTGTTACTTCGATTCTTGGCTTTGTGTAAGCCATTGCTGTGACAGCAGGGCGAGCAGCTTCAACTGCGGCAGCCTCAACTGTAGGTGTTGCTTCGACTGCTGGAGTGGTTTCCACTGTGGCTGTCTCGCTTTCTGTTGGTAGGGTTTCTTCAACGGCTTCATCTTCAGATGCCGCTATATCGGTTACGGCTGCAGACTTAAAGGCTGCTGCCTGAACCAAACTTACTTCGAGCAGGTCAGCGCTCGATACATACAAAACGCCATTCTTAGGCTTTGCTGCATTGACCATAACTCCGACTGAAAGTCCGGTGCGGAGTTCTTCTGAGGCTTCGATAAGAGCATCTGTGCCACGGGATGATTTAGAAATCTTGAATGAGGCAAAGATTCCTTCCTCGGTTTCATTGAAGAATTGAGCGCGGCCGATTGGCTGCTTTGGGTCATGCTCCAAAAGGAGCTTCACTTTGCTTGAATCAGCTATGTTAATCGCTCCGCGCTCAAAGACAACTGCCCCTGCAGAGGTATTTCCAACCTCGCCATTAAAGGGGACGATCTTGCCAGAGATAGTACGCGCTGCGCTATCTGCTGTAAGTTCTGCTGAGAATGTAAGCATCTCGCTCATATCATTCCTTCATTTCCGTTAGGTGTTAGGTCGGTCATTTCCATCGCTTGCTCCTGGGTGATTAATTGGAGATCGAGGAGTTCACGAATAATTGATAGTTCTACGAGTGGATCTGTGCGTAGATAATTCTTATCGATGTCGAATTTTACGATGTTGCCACGAGCTGTGATGTCGTCCATTGATAGACGATCCTCGATGGCTGAAATAAATGGCTGCAATGAGAGTGTGAGGAATTGCTTGCGCTCATCGGTCACGTTTGCATAGGTCATTGTTGTGTTCTGATCTGCTGAAACGTAATAAGGTGGGACGTTGCAGAGACGGGCAATCTCAGTAGCAAGATTCTGAATCGCCTCGTTGTACATCATGTCTTTAGGGCTAAATCCAACTGCTTCGTATTGGAGAGTTGAAGTCAGGTAAGCAGTAGAACGATTTTGACGGGCAGACTTCCATGCAGCTAGTAATCCTTGGACTTCAGCAGGTGGCAAGTCAGCGCCAGAGTTGCGAATGTAACCAGTCGCCATTGGAGTAGCTGCTGCAACTACCGAAGCCTTCTGAATATCGAGCGCGGCGCGAATTGTAGAAACGCCTGTATTGAGAATGCCATCGCTTAGTGATTGGAATGTAATAAGAGATCCAAGGCCGTCCATTGGCACTGTTGTGCCATCGATGGCGTAAGACTTTACAAATACGTTATCGCGATCAAGTGTTGCAGTAACTCGGCTATTAGCGATCCACTCGAAACGAGATGGGCGACCATCCTCTTGATAAGTTTCAACAACTTGCCAGAATGCTTGGCCGTAAAATAGAAGTGAATCAACCGTGTATGCGATAGTCACCGAACGCGGCTGATGATAAGAAGGTTGATCGAGCCAGAGTGGCTTACCAAGTTCTTCACCTGTTGACTTCTTGTAAAGTTCAAGTGGGATCGTGCCAATAGTTCCAGCGAGCAGATTACGGCATCGTGCTAGAGCTGGGACTCCCATTGCTTCTGTGCGTCCGACGTAAGCAAATTGAAACGGCATTGCATAAGGTGAATACTCGCCTAATACCTGAGGTGCGGCTTGAGCCTCAATAGTGGCTTTTGGTGCTGCACCTGTAAGGCGCGAAAGGATACCCATAGAGGGCAATTATACACTACTCAGTGTAAATCGCTGCGATCTGTTGAGGTTTTAATAACATCGATACAACCATCGCTAAACCAATAGGCGCAGATATATCGCCAGCGCTTTTACGTTTTACGATTCTCCATGCTGAGTCATTGACCTTGGCGGCGCAGTTATTCATCTGTTGGATCAGTTCTTTCTGGCCATTGTGAACCACTCGATGATTAACCAGACCATCGAGGAGATCCGAACACGCCTGATAAAACTGCTGGCCTGAAACATCCTGAGTTACCTGACCAGCATTAGCCAATCTTTCAGCGATCGATTGCGTTGCGTACTTGTCGTAGCAGATCATCTTGGGACGATACTGATCAGCCCATCCCTTTATATCAGCTGCGATCTTGAGATCATCTACCGAGACTTGGCTTTCCCACGTTTGGAGGATTCCCACACCGATCCGTCCATCACCCATAATTTGACCAGCAACGAGGCTCGCATTGCGGCGAGACGGAGATACATCGAACCCAAAAACTGTATAGCCACCGATCGGGATCTGGAGCGTGGCATCGGAGGTCTCCTCAAGTACCCCATGAGGCCATGGACTTTGGAGAGAATCAATCCATTGGCATAGAAGCTCAGTTCTAGTATCTTCAATCTTGTTAGTTGCCACAGCTTCTTCAAGTGATTCCTCCGTTATTGTGTAGCCCAGTGCTGGATTAGCCAGCGCCCAGGCATTGCGGTCTGTGATCTTGCAGTATTGCGGTGCTGAGTATTCGTAAAGTGCAAAAGACTTTGGTGGGTTGGATAAGGCACGTTCACGTAAGTTATTTAGGGTTTCAGAAAAGGCGTCCCCGGCATTGGATGTTAGAAAGGTCTGAGAATTGGCACGGGCACGAGTGGTCGGAATAGCAGCTGTGTAACCTTCCTTGCTGATCTCTCGAACCTCATCGATCCAGAGAAAGTCTGCCGTGCGACCACGAGATGAGTCGCGAGTATCAGATACCAGGTCAAGCGTTGCTCCATTAAGGAGTTCAATGCGCTCGCCACCATTGGCGTAGCGAATAGCCTTAGTGCCAGCCTTGAGGTGCGGTGCATTCTCGATAATCCATGCGATCTCTCGAAAGGTCATAAGAGCAGTCGCTCTGTTAGAGCTCATGATCAGATGTTTTGTTTCGCCTCCGTAAAAGAGACCCCAAATCACTCTCATGCGGCCTAGGTGGGACTTACCATTCTGTCGAGCCACTAGAAGTAGAGATGTCTTGCGGATGTACATGCCTTTAGCATCCACACGCATCATGTCGTCCAGAACCCACTTCTGCCAAGGCAATAACGGCATGCCTAGATCATCTGCAACCTTGGCGATCTCATCTGAGCGCGTTGCACCCTTGAGAAGTGGACTGTGAAGCCTTGCTTTGATTGCCCCTCGTAGCGCTTTCTTACGAGCCGCCATTACTGGCCATCATCCGTGACTGGTCGGGCGGTAAAAGGACTGTCCGGCATCGGTCTGGACTGCATTGGGGATATCTTCTCTAT